ACACGGTTTGCAATGTGGTCCCAGCGGCCATCGCGCTGGTGACCACCATCGTTGCCGTCACGCCGCCCGATAGCAACTCGACGCCGTTCAACTCGAAGGTGATGGTGGCGGGGCCGCCAGTCAACGCAGTATTGATGACCAGCGCAAACCGCTTGATCTGCCCAGACTGCGGAATCGGTACATGAAGAGTTGTGGCAAACGGGCTGGCGGCAGCAGCGCCCGTGCCGGTCAGGTGCGTCTCTGACATGTCGTGCTGTTCGACTTTACTCATGATTTATCCTACTTCCGAATCGTGATGACAAAGACATGTGGCGTGAGGATAGTATTCGCACCTGTGGAGATTATCATTGTCAGCACGCCCAATGTCGTCGCTCTATCCCCATCTTCTGCTTCCCGTAGGAAGTTGTTAGGATGGTTCGGATCGAATTCAATCAATGTCGTATATCCGGTAATGGCTGTATTGGCGGGGGTCAGCGTCATCAGCGCATCGGCACCACCTGACTGAAGCTCTAATTGATCTTGGAAAAACCCGACAGTTACGTCGTCATCAAACCCGCCGACCGATGACGTGCAGGCGTAACATCGCTTGATCTGCCCAGACTGCGGTATCGGAATAGACATAAAGATGCCCGTCGACTGGATATCGACAGGGAACGACAGGCTGTACTCTGCGAGGTCGTGCTGCTCTACTTTCGGCATGAATTCACCTATGTGGGCGGGGACCTAAATCCCCGCCCACTGTGTGGATTACGAGGTAGTCAGATCGGCAACGATGCCGGAAGCGTGCGGGTTGCTGGCGCGGAGTGTGTACTCCACGATCAACTCTCGCTTCTCGGCGTCGCCAGTCTTCGCCAACGGGAACTGGCGGAACCCCCGCAGGTAGTCAACCGACCACATGCTCGGGGTGATGACCAGAACGGACCGATCTCGGCTGAACCGGTTCGGGACGATGCGGTGCTCGCCGAAGTCCGACACATAGATGTCGACTGCGGTAACCAATCGCATGTCCTCGGATCGATCGAACCGAGTGGTGTTTCCGCTGAACGCTGACGCTGCCTGCTTGTTGAACGACCCGGTCATGATGACCGTTGGGTCGCCACCCTGGTCCCAGCACTGCTTGATGACGTCCTTCAGGTCAGCTTCAGAGAACGCACGCTGCGTTCCGTCCACCCGGATGCCAGTGCTGTCCGTCGGGGAGAAGCCATTCGGACTGGTGGGTGCAACTCCGGGGGTTGTGCCAGTTCCCAGGTTCTGCGGTTGATTGTTGCCCGTCCAGCCGGCGTCCAGCCCGTCTGTCATCCAGGTTTCGTAGGGTGCCAGCTGGCGCGCGAGCACAGCTGAGCCGATGTCTTTCGCTTGCGGCGTGCCAGTTACCAGCGCGTCGCCAGCAATCAGGATCGATTCCATGTCCCGCTTCAGCTCTTTGGCACGCTTCGCCAGCTGGTAGGCCAGCTCGCTTTTGCGGCCGGCCTTGTCGACCACTTCTGCCGTTCCTGACACCAGCACCAACTTGTTACTGATCTGGCAGATGTTGTCGATCCGGTAACTTCCGACTGTCGTCGGCCACGCTGTAATGTCGTCGCCTTCGTCAACGGCATTGGCCAGGTTCACGTCAGACAGGATGTCGGTTTGCCATTCATGGCGCGTTTGGGTAGCCGTGCCACGTCCGATCATCATCATGAACGGAGTTTCGGTCGGCGAGATGTTGTAGATGATGTCCGACAAGTCCTCGCGCATAGCTTCATGCTCGGCTCCCGACAGTTGGTACGTTTCGATCGTGTTCGTGATTATTCCCATTACAGGTGCCCCTCGATTAGTGCAGCAGCAGCCCGCTCTGTCCCTGTTCTCTTCAGGGAACTCACGCGCTGGCTATGCACTTTCTGTTCGGCTGTCCGGTCACCCTCACGACGCGCACCCGCTTTGAGTGTTCGGCGTGTCGGTGGAAGCCGACGCAGTTTTTCTATTGTGTTAGGGGCCTCTTGCTGTAGCTGGTTGAACTTTGCTGCTTGGTACGCCACCAGGAGGAGCCGGTGGTCTTGCAATGAATCCATTTCTTCTGGCGCGAAGCCTGACTTCGTCAGGAAATTTCTCACTTCCGTGATAGCGGTGGATGCCTTCTTCTCGTCTTGCCAGTCCGGCATCTTCTGTCGTAGCAGAGACAGCTCGCGGTTACGGTCCAGCCCTACGGAAGCGGCGGAATCGCTCTCGCGCTGCGCCTGTAATGCCTTCAGTGTGTCGACGGCGCCAGCGACCTTTCTGTGCTGCGCCTCTTGGCGTCCCTTCAGGATCAGGTAACGAGTGGGGTCCTCGACTTCGAGTTCACGCCAATCGATGTCACGAAACTCTTCTGTAATAACGTCGATCGCGGCCTGGGTGTGCGCAGCCAGCTGGCTGGCCATCTCGTTGTTCCGCGCCTGCATTTGCTGGTCGACCTGCGACAGGCGCTGCTCGGCCTGGGCAATCTCGTTCCAGCGCCGCGCGGACTCAGGAGCGTTGCGAAACTGCGCGAGGGCTTCAAAAAGAGATACTCGACCGGTAGGCCCGTCTACCTCCAGGTGATGAAGCAGGTCCTCTTCTTTCAGGTCGAATTCACGCGCCATGTCGGCCAGCGTAGTGATTCCGCCGCGATCTTCCTCTTCGCCAGCACCGGGAAGTACGACTTCTTCACCCTCTTCAACTTCTTCGTCGCCTTCTTCGTCGCCGAGGGTGTCGGCAATCTCTTCTGCGCCTTCGGCATCGACTGCGGCTGGCTCGTGCAGGGTTCCTTCTTCTGAAACCCTGAGCTTCTTCTCGATACCCTTCAGTCGCTGATCGATCTTTCCAATCGCTGGGGCACGGTGAAAAGATTCGTTCGGATCGTCGCCATCGATGTCACGTAGCGGGTCGTTGCCGCCGGCATCGAGGAAATCTTTCAGTCGATCATGTATCTCACTGCTCTCTAGTAGCGAACTGTTTAGCTGCGGAGGACTCGCTGCTCCCATCCCACTCTCTCAACCTTCGCTCCTTGGATGCGGTATCTTGCCGTTCGGACTCGGTAATTGCGGCCATCTTGCCGGTCTGCAAAACCGTTGTCAACGTGGAACGGAAAGCCCGAACGACTTGCATCATGCGGTATGCCGCCTCTCTCTTGTCGTGCTCGGCGTAAGAGGATTCTTTCCAAGACCTTTCACAGTCTGACTCGATGGTAGACAGGGCTTCCTGTAGCATTGGGTTATTCATGACCTGCGCTGCCTGTCGCCCACGCGCCATTTCCAGCTCTTCATCCATCGCCATTACTCCTGTGCGCTGCGTTCAGGCGAGCAATCGCTTCAGAAGCGTCTGCTTGGATTTTCGCGACTCGCTCCTGTGTCGCCAGGCGCTCCCGCTCCAACGTGGCCTGCTGTGTTAGTTCCAGGTGCCGGAACGTCGCCAGCTCCTTGTCTCCGAGCAGTGCGATCTTGACCTTTTCCGCACCCAGCATGATTTCCTTCTGGTTGTCACGCTCGCGACGCTTCGACTCTTCTTCTTTCTGTCGCGCCTTCAGCTTCTCGATTTCCATCTCCGGGTTGGGCTTCTCGCTCGGCGGTTTGTCCTGCGGGTCCGTGAAATACATCTCCGGGTTCCGCAAACCCATCGCTTCGACCAGCTTGACCGCGGTGTTGTACGCATTCTGCTGGCTGACGATGTCGAGCCCGCGCGACTGCATCGCGGCCTGCAACTCCAGAATCCCGCTCAAGTGCTGGATTCGCTCGCCAGCCTGACCGACACCCAGCCCGACCTGCACTTCACAGGACATATTGGTGTTCCAGGAAGACGGGTCGATTTCGACCCACTTCCCGCGCAGCTTGATGACCTCGCGCTTGACGGGGTTCTCGACCATCAAGAGCAGCTGCTTGCGGAAGAGTTCCTTGACGCCCTCGGCGAAAATACGGGCGATAAGCTCTATGCGCGCGTATGAGGCGCTCATTAGCTGGGAAACACCAGTAGCCGTCGTGTTGGCAAACGACGCGGCGTCCAGCCCTTGGTTGTGCATCCCGGCGCCAGTCCGCATGGTCCGGACGCCTTCGAGAAATTCCATCAGCCCAAAAGAAGACTGATTGAACGGCTGGGTGGGAAGTGCGTTCACCATGCCCGGTGCGTCCACCCTTACGATACCGCCCGGACGGGAGGTCAACAGATCGTCGATCTGCACGGCGCCGTTGACCACTTCGTATCGGCCGTTGTTCACAAGGTACATATTGTCGAGCATTTGTCGCAATAGCGTCGAGCGGATGACCTGAAGATCCGACACCTGATCCGAAATTGACAGCCCGAAAAACTTGTGAGGCATCGGGATCGGAGTAATCGACGTGAATGGATTCCAGTTGATCTCCATGTCTTCTAACACCGAGATCGACTGCTCTCCGACAACGATGATCTTACGCAGCTCCGCGTAGCCGTCGCCATCTTCGTCCAGCCTGATATAACACTCGGTCGTCCAGATTTCGCGTGACGCTGGGTCCGCGCGCTCCGCAGTGGTGACCGGGAATGTCTCGTCCTCACTCAGGCGCTCGGTGCGACCCTCGGAGTATTCCGGAGAGTCATCGCTTGGCAGTGTCATCACGATCTTGGGATCGAACCCGAGCGAGATCAGATCGGAAACCGTCACCTTCTTGCGGTGCGCGGAGAACGCGGTGTAATCGTTCAACTCTATGGTGCGCCGCGCGATCAGGAACTCTTCCGGCGGAACGAGGTCGATCTTTATCATGCCGATAGCGATCGCCTTTTTCACGCGCAGGTCATACGTCCCATCGCCGCGATCGTCGAACGCGACAGGAACGTATTCCTGGTCTTCGAGTATCTTGATGATGCCAGCGACCGACACACCGCGGTAGGTTTCCACCTTTGGCTCGTACCGCGTTTCAAAGTATGTCTTGGTGATCCCGTTCTTTTCGAGCAGTGCGTCCTTGAACCAGTCGTGCAGAACCTGGAACCCGCGGCACTCATTCATAAAGTGCGAGTTGATGTACTCCGTGGCCTGCTCGGCGATGGCCACATCCTCTGGCTTGTTCGGTAGAAACCGTGCGATGTACTGGCTGCCAGTGAACATCCGCATCAACGAAGGCAAGATCCACTCGATCGTGTCAGCGACGTCGGTGAGAATGACCTTCGAGCGACCCTCTACTTCGTTACCGAATGGCCGGCCGTAGTACATGCGAAGCGCGCGGCGGCGCTCCTCTGCTACCTGTGAACCCAGTCCGCCCAGTGCATCCTCGATCTCGTGCGCAAGAATGCTCTTGACCTGCATTTCATCGAGCGCATGGGATTCATTGACGAGCAGCAACGGATGATTCGCGGAAATAATACCGCCCGAATCGTCAGGTTGGTCGTAGACGTAGTTCTCGCCTTCGTAGGGTCCTACTGCCATCTCTTATGCTCCCGCTGGATCTCGTCCGAGATTCAGCTCTTTCAGAACTTGCGGTCGCTCAGTAGGTGGTAGCCGTCGGCCATTTTGGGTGGACGGAGCGGCATACTTGTATGCGAGGAATTCCAGTTTCTTTTCAAGCGACTCTATGCGGTGTTCGTGATCCGTATTCGACACTGAAAGGTCACGTATCAGCTGGGGGAGCGACTTCGACATTATACGATCGCCATCTTCGGATAGGTAATCTGGTTGACGTCGCGGGCGGTTCGCATACCCACCGCGAGCGTCCGGAGCGCGTCGGCGGGATGTGATGCCCAGTTGTGGTACGGCTTGTCCCGGAAAAGCGCCTCCCCGTTGACGCCAACCGAATCGGAAATCTTCTCTTTTGTGTACTGGCGCAGCCCTTCGATCCCGTCTTTGCATTTAACTTCATCTATCCAGCAGGTAGGCAGCAGTGAACGCACGGCATTGATCCCATCGCTCAGTGCGATACGCGGCACGACGCGCATTTGCAGTCCGTACTTGCGACCACGCTCGACGCGCGTTTGGCCTGTGCCCAGCTCGCGGACCATCGCATCGTGCGGAACGAGGTGCTCGCCGTACACGTACGGCTTCTGGAACAGGATTTTTGCGTAGTGCTCTATGCCGACACCGCTGTGATGGTAGTAGTCGATAAGCCGGTTCTCGCCACCCACGCGCTGGTGAAACCATATCGACGTGGCGTCGGCCATGCCGAGGTCCCATGCGGTAGTGACGGGAAGCGACGGCTCCCACGGGACACTGCCGATGCGATGATTGAAAGGATCGGGTGATTCCGTCATCGCGACCATCTGGTCGCTGTAGTAGGCGCCCACCAACGGGGCATCAAAGGAGCAGTAGAACTCCTGCTGGATCATCTCTTCTGGCATTCCCTCGGAGCGCTCGTCATCGATGATGCTCTCGGAAATCGCGTTGGTGCGGTCCGCGCGCAGCAGCTGGGCAAACCAGTTCGGGCTCTTCTCGGCCATCTTCAGGGTGCGGTAGCCGTGGTTGCGCCCGCGCGGCGTGTAAATGAAAACCGCCCATCCGCCGTTCTCCGCGAGAATTGGACGTAAAAGTTCCCAGACCTCGGGTGACATAATCGACCATTCGCTGAAAATCACCCCGACGGGGTTTGCGCCCACCAGTCGGTCCGGCTCGTCAGCGCCGACGACTTGGTACGTGGAGCCATTCGCGAACCACAGGCCCATTGTATCTTCGCGCTTGCGAACGATCGGGTTGTTCTCGGTCCCGATCAGTCTGGGATCTGCTCCGGGAAAATGATCGAGGAAAGCCCTGCCGTCCCGCGTTCTTCCTTCCCAAACCACTTTACGTCCTTGGGTGTAAGTCGGAAGGATGTGCCAGTAGAGTCCGACTCTCTGAAATACCTGGGTGGCACACCAGTTGATGGCGAACAGGTCTTTGCCGGCACGGCGGTGCCAGACGAGGGCTGCCCGCTTGGCCCCGGCTTCGAGCGCGGTCCATGCTTCTTCTTGGTACTCACGGGGCCTCCAGTTGTAGGGGACATCGAACTCCATCAGCCAGCAGTTGGTTTGGTGCCCTGGCTGAATTTGGTCGACTGCATCGAGCCGTCATGCTGGGCGAGGCAGCGCGCCGCGGCAAGCACGAGATTCTCCGGGCTGACCGGCCTGCCCCTTCCACCGCGAACCTTGCAGAGCCCTTCAGCGAATACACCGTACGCAGCCGTGGCGATCGGGATCTCCCACTGGTCTGCCAGCAGCTTGATGTCCTCGAATTCTACCTCTGTCATCATTACGCGAATCTGCTGACTGCGGCATATGGGATTATGCGTGGGTCGGCCGCTTCCCATTCTGGGTCCGCCTGAACTCACGGCTTACCTCCGGGAAACAGTTCGTCTACATCGTACTTGGGGGCGTTCACAGGGATCTCCTTGGTGGGTTCTTGGGCCATGGAATCAACCGAGGCGGCGATCTCCATAGCCTGTTCGATGTCGAGTGAAATCTGCTCCGAGCTTCCATCGGAAAGCCGGATGATGTTGATCGTCAATCCCTGCACGGTGCGCTGCCCGCTCGTATCTTCCCGCGCATCCGGGCGACCCCATCCCTGGCTGAGCAGATCCTGCGCACACTGACGCCGGACGTTAGGCGGTGTTGCCGAACTCTTCATCAGCTTGGCAAGCGTTCCGATGGCTTCCGAGCTGTGTTTTTGCGCCGGCTCGCGGACGTGTTCTTGCAGCCCTTTCTCGAAGGCACTGACAAGATCCTTGTCTGACATCAGGTCCGAAGCCATTGCTCACCCTACGGGTTGCGCCGCTTGGCCCGTAAGCCCAGCGACTTAAACTTCCCCATCAACTCATTCTCTCGCTGAGTTCGATCGACGGCCTTCTTCTTCGCAGTGCGCGCCTTTGACGCAGATTCGCCTTCGCGCAGCTTCTTTTCACGCGCCTTTTCCTCGCGGGGGTGATGACCCATCAGTGTGCCAGCCCGCCCACCAGCGGGATCCCC